GTCGGTTACTTCCTTGATGGTTTGTCAAACCATTCCAGAAAGAACTTTAAGGCGAAGCCACCAATCACTGTGGCCGCGGCTACCAATCCCACTTCAGTACCTGTGATTCCCTTAGTCTCCGATTCCTTCTCAGGAAGTGTCGGAACATTAACAGGAGTCTTGCTATTGAAGTTGGCACCGTCTACCGCTCCCTTAACCGGGGGCGCGGATGGTGTTGAAGCCAACTGGTCCTTACCAGCAGGGTTAACTACTGTAGATACGGTAGTGACCTTAACTTTCGCAGACCCTTCCGAAGAAGTTCCTGTATATTGATTCTTTAGGTTTCTCAGGCGTCTCCTTTGACTTCTTGTCATCGGACACCTCCCTGTAGAGGTCTAGAGCCTCATTTTGCAGTGTTTTCCAATCTACAGACTTTGCATGTTTTATCCTCAGAGGTATAGTGTCTATGACACTCTTCCGTTCCCTAATCGGCATCAAAGACACCGCTTCTCCAAGTTGTGAGAAGACCTTTGCAGGGTTAGGGGAAAGAAATGGTAATAAACCATAGTTCTCTGAGATCACGTCAGTTTCAAGTTGACGAGATAACTTACGCAAAGTCTCTGTCTCGAGTTCATCTACGCGCGTCTTCAGTTTTAACTTCAACTGAGGAAGCTTCGATTTACCAAAAGACAACTGTACTACTTGATGTCCCTTTATCCACTCCTCTATGTAACCACAACGGAGGTTGTTAATTCTCCGATTCGAAGTGTGAATAAGCTTCTGATCCTGAATTCCCAGCCCACCTATTTTATGGTTAAGGGGAGCTAGTACTTTGTAGGATATCAAGGCACCTTTTCCAAAGTTTAATGTTGATGGAATTCTCTTCATCACACGGCTGTATGGCCTCCAAAGTGATCTGAGGCTCTCCCAAGAGAGCCTCTTCCACTTGATGGGAGTCACATTACCGGATAGATGAAGAATCCTACCAGCGAATTCTCCAGTCGTAGAACTTGACAAAGTTTTACTTAAGGAGACAGGAACGCCGTGTCTGTCAAGGAATAAACGATATGCCTTGGCCACACGGTCTTCGGTGATAATTACATCATCACCTAGGATCCTGAACGTATCGATGGGTTCAACACCAAACCACCTACACAACCCAGCAAGTAGCAAATTATGGGTTAACGAGAACAAAGGAAACGATGGGCCTAAGCCCATAGCCTGACCTTTGACTATTCTGGCGAATTCATTAGCCTTAGAGTCATAGGCCAAAGTGCGAAACATTTTATTCCGCACTACCTTTGGTACACCGATACCCTTTGCAACTACTTCTTGAAGATAGAGAGGGAAATTCCAAGTGGCATCCTTAAGATCGATCGAGTGCACCTTTTTGTGCCCAAGACTCTTTCTAAGGAAGGCCACTCCCTCTTCTTGATTGTGTGTACAATCTGTGGGTATCTCCTTTAACAATCTAAGCAAGTACGCTTTTAAGGGCGCAAGCTCAGTCTGTAGGACTGGCGTCCCGATCAAGATTAATCGAGACTTCCCACCAGTTTCACCAATCAAAGCGAAATTACCCATGAACGGTGTTTTCCTGGCTGAGGGGATGTATTCCTCATCAGTTATGGGTCCATAGTTCATGGCCGGGTTATTAGCCTGGGACCTAATTTCTTCTTCAAGCTTGGAATACGGAGCACCTCGAGCTATATACTGTGAAAATGAACCATTTTCACCAGGATATATAGCGACTGTATGGCCTGTTGGTACAGGTAGAGACGTAACACCCTTGGGGGTGTAATCTACTAGCACAGCCACAAGGGTTGTGCGCAACAGTGCTGAGTAAAAGCTCCGGTCCAATTCAGAGACGTTGTGAGCAGGTTGGATTGCCACCTTTATCATAGGGTGGTAATCCTTAGGATTAGGGCCATCTACTACATGGTAGATGTTAAGTACAGATAGATACCAAGTTATAGCCTTACGGTCATCCCTTAGTATCGCTCTTACGAGCGGTTGAAAAACATTCTTAAATCTACATGGTATATTATAGCCCATGTATTTAAGACAAGCAAACCAGTCCTCCTTATATTCTCGGTTTCCCGAAATAAGTTGGATTCCCCAGGCTTTGAGTTTCTTAAAAGTAACTACAAAACCTGCGGCCCCTCGAGCCTTAATCTCATTTGTTATGAGTTTGGGGAAAGAGGGGAGTTGCTCCGCGATAAGGGAGGTGGTTCTATCTAATCGTTCCATATTGATTAGCATAGTAAGCTTATCTTCCTTTCGGACGGTAAGGTACCTATGGAGAACCCGGCTATCTCAAATGGTTACCCAAGTGATTAGAGCGAACAACATAGTTCGCCCGGCTAGGTCGCAGACC